AGAACTGGTGGAGCGCGACCTGAAGAAGGGTACGCGTTACTGGGGCGCGGAGGGCAAGCTCTGGAGCGACGAGAATCCCGATGCGTACGCTGGCGCGCACAACGACGACGGCATGATGGTCGTGTTCGACGAGGCCAGCGGTATCCCCGACAGTATCTGGAGCGTGGCTGCGGGGTTTTTCACGGAAAACACGCCGCACAGATTCTGGTGCGCGTTCAGTAACCCGCGGCGAAACTCTGGGTATTTTTTCGAGTGTTTTAACGCCAAGCGGAACTTTTGGAAGACGCAGAATATTGACGCCAGAACGGTGGAGGACACTGATAAAGGCGTGTACCAGGTGATTATTGACGAGTACGGCGAGGACTCGCCGCAGGCAATGGTCGAGGTATACGGCGAGTTTCCCGGCGCGGATGAATACCAGTTCATCCCGCTGGGGCTGGTGGAAGAAGCCGGCAAGCGGCCCCCGATGCGCGACCCGGAGGCACCCGTGGTGCTGGGGGTGGACCCCGCGCGGTACGGGGCGGACGCGACGATTATCGTGGCGCGACGGGGGCGGGATTTGCTCGAAGTGCGACGGTTCCGGGGCGATGACACGATGACGGTGGTGGGGCACGTCATTGAGGCGATCGAGGATTTCCGGCCGGTGCTGACAGTGATTGACGAAGGCGGCCTGGGCGCGGGCGTGCTGGACAGACTGCTGGAGCAGCGGTATAAGGTGCGCGGGGTGAATTTCGGCTGGAAGGCCAAAGATCAAAAGGCGTACCAGAACAAGCGGGCCGAGATGTGGGGCGCGATGAAACAGTGGCTGCGCACGGCGTCGATCAAGGACGACAGGAACCTGAAGAAAGACCTGTGCGGCCCGAGAACGCGACCGAACTCATCGGGGGCGATTGCGCTGGAGACGAAGGAGCAGATGAAGGCCCGGGGTTTGGCTTCGCCTGATGCTGCTGACGCACTGGCAGTGACGTTTGCGTTTCCCGTGGCGCACAGGGAGTACAATCCGCGCAGCCAGCACCGGGTGGTTACGACGCACGGGGGAGCCATGCAGTCGGCCGGGTGGATGGCACACTGAGGGTCTGTTATGGCGAAGTCGGTGTCTTTGAGCGTTGGTCGAGGCGAAAAGCTGCCCACGAAGCAGGGCGCTGGCCTGACGGCCAAAGGCCGCGAGAAGTACAACCGCGAAACCGGGTCGAACCTGAAGGCGCCGGCGCCGAACCCGAAGACTGAGGCCGACAAGGGCCGAAAAGCGTCGTTTTGCGCCCGCATGGGTAGCGTGGCTGCGAAGGCCGAGAACGGCGAGCGGGCCAAAGCGGCGCTCAAACGGTGGAAGTGCTGATCATGCCGCAAAAAAAACCCAACAGCCCAGGGCTGTACGCAGCAATCCACGCCAAGCGCGAGCGAATTGCTGCCGGCAGCGGCGAGAAGATGCGCAAGCCAGGCGCCAAGGGCGCGCCTACCGCCAAGGATTTCCGCGAGTCGGCCAAGACGGCCAAACCAAAGGGGAAATGACATGCCTCTGGTGAAATCCGCGTCCAAAGACGCGTTTCGCAAGAATGTGAAGACCGAAATGGCGCACGGCAAGCCGCAAAAACAGGCTGTGGCGGTAGCGTACAACACGCAGCGCATGGCCAAAGCGCCTGCGAAGGGCAAGAAGTAACATGGCACGCGACGACGGCATCAACGGGGCTCGGCGGGTAGCCGACGGCGGCTCGGACAAGTCTGAACTGCTGGCAGAAATGCGCACGCGGATGCAGTCCGCGCAGTCGGCGTTCTCGCTCACGCGGCAGGCTGAGTTGGACGACCTGCGGTTTATGGCCGGCAGTCCGGACAACAACTGGCAGTGGCCGCAGGACGTGCTTGCGACGCGCGGCAGCGTGCAGGGCCAGACGGTGAACGCTAGGCCGTGCCTGACGATCAACAAACTGCCGCAGCACGTTCGCAACGTCACCAACGAGCAGCGCCAGAACCGCCCCAGCGGCAAGGTCATCCCTGCGGACGATCAAGCCGACCCCGAAGTTGCCGAGATTTTCGACGGCATCGTGCGGCACATCGAGTACATGTCTGACGCCGACGTGGCGTACGACACGGCCTGCGACAATCAAGTCACGTTCGGCGAAGGGTATATCCGCCTGCTGACGGAGTACTGCGACGAGGACACGTTCGATCAGGACATTCGCATCGGCCGCATTCGCAACGCGTTCAGCGTGTACATGGACCCGATGATCCAAGACCCCTGCGGGTCGGATGCGCGGTACTGCTTTATCACGCAGGACATCACTGTCGACGAGTTCGAGCGGATGTTCCCCGATGCCACGCCGATCACGACGCTGCGCACGCAGGGCGTGGGCGATGCGTCGATGGGGTACTGGCTGAACGAAAACACGGTGCGGATTGCCGAGTATTTCCGCATCGAAGAAGAACGCGCCACGCTGAACCTCTATCCTGGCGGCTTGACGGCGTTCAAAGGGTCGTTTGAGGCCCGCCAGATGGAAGCGATGGGCATGGAACCCGTGCGCACGCGGGAGTCGTCCAAGCGCGTTGTGAAGTGGATGAAGACCAACGGTTTCGAGGTTTTGGAGGAGCAGGACTGGGTCGGGAAGTACATTCCCGTGGTGCGCGTGGTCGGCAACGAGTTTGAGGTGGACGGCGAGATCCACGTCTCGGGCCTGGTGCGCAACGCCAAGGACGCCCAGCGCATGTACAACTACTGGGTGTCGCAGGAAGCCGAGATGCTGGCGCTGGCCCCGAAGGCGCCGTTCATCGGGTACGGCGGGCAGTTCGAGGGCTACGAGAACCAGTGGAAGACGGCCAACACGCAGAACTGGCCGTATCTGGAGGTAAACCCTGATGCCACAGACGGAGCCGGAAATTCTTTCCCGCTTCCTCAGCGAGCGCAGCCGCCGATGGCACAGCAGGGGCTTATCGCCGCCAAGATGGGCGCCGCAGACGACATCAAGGCAACCACGGGCCAGTACGACCCGTCCCTCGGCGCGACTTCCAACGAACGATCGGGCCGCGCTATTCTGGCTCGTCAGGCTCAAAGCGATACCGGAACCTACCACTATGTGGATAACTTGGCCCGGGCCATACGGCATGTGACGCGCCAGATTATCGACATGATCCCGAAGATCTACGACACGCAGCGCATCGCGCGAATCATCGGCATGGACGGCCAGACAACGATGGCCAAGATCAACCCGATGCAGCCCGAGCCGGTGCGCGAGTTGAAGGACCAGAACGGCGTCACCATCGAGAAAATTTACAACCCCGGCGTCGGCCGATACGACGTTGTGGTCACCACAGGCCCGTCGTACCTGACCAAACGCCAAGAAGCGATGGATGCCATGTCGCAGATCCTGCAGGGCTCGCCGCAGCTGTGGGCCGTGGCCGGCGACCTGTTTGTAAAGAACATGGACTGGCCGGGAGCGGAAGAACTGGCTGAACGCCTGCGCAAGACAATCGACCCGAAGTTGCTGCAGGATCAGGACGACCCGGCGCTGCAGGCCGCGAACCAGCAGATTCAGGTGCTGACGCAAGAGATGCAGGCCATGCAGCAGATGCTGCAGAACGTCCAGCAGTCGATGGAAGCGCAGAAGATGAAGGTCGACACGTTCAAGGCCGAGTCTGACGCCGAGATCAAGGCGTACGAGGCCGAGACGCGTCGCTTGCAGGCTGTGCAGACCGGCATGACGCCTGAGCAAGTGCAGGAGATCATCATGCAGACCATGCGTGACATTGCCACTGTGGGTGACATGTCGATTGCCATGCAGGGCCAAATGCCTACGGCTGCACCACAGGGGATGCCAGTATGAGTTGCGAGAAGTTCATCGGCCAGCTGTTTCTGGCGCGTGATGTCACGCACAGCGTGCATCTGAACACACGCTCGTACGCCAAGCACAAGGCGCTAGCCAAGTTCTACGACCAGATCATTGACTTGGCAGACAGTTTTGCCGAGGCGTATCAGGGCAAGTACGGCCTGATTGGCCCGGTGGAACTGCAGCAGGCCACCAAGACGAACAACGTGGTGGAGTTTCTTGAGGACATGGTGCAGACCATCATGGACACCCGTTACGATGTGGTCGAGAAGGAATGCACGCCGCTGCAGAACATCATCGACGAGATTCTGGCGCTGTTTTACAGCACCCTGTACAA